TGAGTGATCTTCAACGCGGAGGCGCTGGGTGAATGCTGGGTAGGATGAGGTAGTGACGGAGCCTGGAGGTGCGTCGGGGAGGTGGTTGATTGAGGGAACGATGCGCTGAGCGTGGGCGATACACCGAGAACAGACGAAGCAGCATTTGTGGCCCAAACGGGCATCAGAAAACATGACGTTGTAACTATTGCATTCTCGGAAACTTTAGAACGCGAACTCAACGCCGCCAACGCCGAACTCGCAAAACTGAAAAAAGTCATCCGCAAAATCTATTACAAGACAGAAACCTACGCTGACGGAGCGCCAGACGCCACCGCGCACGACAAACTCTGCAACGATATATCATGTGAACTCGAACGCTACATCAAAGCGTGAAACTCTCGAAGGGACGATTATAGAAATTATAGTTTTTGCTAAAACAAATAATAAAATTTCTTTTGCATTTTTCCCAATATCGCTTAACCTTTACCCTAGCCAAACGGCTAGATCAATTTGCCTTCCGGCACTTTGCCACAGGCACTAACCAAAACAAACAAAACAAAACAAACGATAATGAAATCCATCATCAACTCCACCTGCGAACTCGAACTCAACGTCACCGTGCCAGCCTCCATCGCTGAAGCTGTCCAGCTTTTCGGTGAAGACGCTGTGCTCATGGCCGCCATTCGCCAAACCTTTTACGGCCCCTGGAACTCCCAGTTCCGCCGTGAGTTTGCGAAGAAGCTCGAAGAAGTCACAGGCGTTGCCCGTCCTCAGCTCGTCCAAAACGGCGTGCCAGTCACTCGCTCAACCAAAGGCGGTGAAGTTCCAGTGCTTGTCACTGAAGCCACCTACTTCAAGAAGCTCTTGCAGGATTCTGCGATCAGCTTTGAAGACTACGCCGTCACTGGTCAGCAAGTAGCTGACTCCTTCAAGTTCGAGATCCCTGCCGCTGAACGTGAAGCTGCTCCCCACAAGGACTTCATCACACTGGCCAAGCAGATTCTCGCCAAGATCGAAGCTGGTGCTATCGGCACCGACGGTCAGCCTGTCACAGAAGACAGCATCACTGGCAAGCTTGAAGCCGCCAATCCTGGCCTTACCCTGGAGTCCATCGGTGGCTTCACTGTGGAAGGTCTGGCTCGCGCTCTTCAGATCGACGCCAAACGTCGCCAGCTGGAAGCCGCAAACAACCTGATCTAATTCAGGCTGAGCTGAGCATCTCGTTAAACTGCTCACCTTCAAATCAGCACACTGCAGTGAGGGCACATGTAGAGGATGTCGATGTAACCAAATGATCTACAAGCGTGAGCGACCTGACCAGTGTGTTGATTTGAAGGTAAGAACGGCCCTAACAAAGGAGGCTTACCATCACCAGAGATTTGCTGATCCCACTGGCTAAAGGGACTGTCGGATGAAGGCTTCGAGCCTACCTTACACACGCAAGAGAGTCGTTATTAAATCAGACGTGTGGGGTTGCAGACACCCAAAGTGACATACTAGTTAAAGTCAACACTGCCGACCGTGAGGGAACAATAGGTCGTTAAAGTCTTTCCCCTCTGGCTAACATTAAGCGTTTGGTATGTTAGTTATTACAAACAACCGCCAGCCTCGGCTCCGTCACTGTAACGACGGGCACAAACACAATGAACCCTACTACAATAGTTTATAAAAAAAAAGCTTATAAATCTTATTTTCATCCAGATTTCACACAGTGTAAAACATGCTTCAAAATTCTAACGCTTAAAGCCATTACTTGTTGCAGTCAGCCTTTACTTCATAAACGAGTTCTTATTCTCAGAGACCGAGCAACCTGCTGACAATGTGGTGGCTCAACGAGTGGTGAACAGCAACTCTTGATCAGGGCGCTGCTAACTGGATTAGGTGGTTCGATTCCACCCCCACTCACCAAAAGAGTAGGAGGCTAGTAACCTCGGGGATAAAACGCACACAGGCTTTGGACTTACTATCCACACCGTGTGACTACTCACCATTCTCCACAGGCAAGCCTCGACCTTGAACAGGCCAACGACCGAACCGGCGGGTGCGAAAATACCGGACTTAACTCACAAACACTACTATGCCACGAGACATCTCAACCCTACTCAAACGCCTCGGTCTCTCCGGCGTTAACAAGCCCAAAGCCACACCCTCCCACCCTACGAAATCACACGTTGTCGTCGCCAAGGAAGGTTCCCAAGTCAAAACCATTCGCTTCGGCCAGCAAGGAGTCTCCGGCTCACCTGCTCGCGAAGGAGAATCTTCCTCCGACGCAGCACGACGCAAGTCCTTCAAAGCTCGTCACGCTTCCAACATCTCCAAAGGCAAAATGTCCGCAGCTTACTGGGCAGACAAAGTTAAATGGTAACACCACTATGTCCTTCTTCTCTTCCCGCTCCACCCTTCGATCCCCATCCTATTCCTCTCCGCTAACTGACTTAACCGACAGGAAAATCAGGAACTACATTCTCGCCGGGAAGTATGGCGAAGAGAAGAAGGAAGCTTTGCTCAAGGCGATTGCTGCAAAGAAAGGTAAGAAGTCAAAATCAAAAGTCAAACTGCAAGTAAAGCTGAGCGACTTCAAACATGTGCTATGACAAATCCTTTATTAACTTTCCGACTGTTCGAGCAAATGCTGTATCAAGCTTTGCTTTATTATAAAGAGGGCAAGTCAATTAGCTGGGCACCCAGGAAAGCAGGCTTCTCTCCTGAGTATGTTCGCAGAGTGATGCGGCAAATCGGTAAGGCTGTTCTCGAACACGAAGAGTGGATTACTGAAATCGACCGTGACACTTTGCGTAAAGCGTATGAAGATTATGAGTGGGGTGTGAGTGAAGATGAAATCAGCTTTCGTCCAAGATACTTCTCTCAAAGGCTTCGTGCTGCGATGTCGCTTGGCAATGTTCCTGTCAGTCTTGTCAGTGGAGACAACTCCAACGTGCCGCCTGCTCGTGCGCTGATTAAGATTGATGGAACTAATCGAGAGTTTGTCGAGCGCATCTGCTACCTAAAAAACTTCGACCAGATGGGTGAAGATGTTCTACTTCTCAACCTTCGTCCTGAACTGCTCGACGAAATGCTTAACCTATTTCCTAACATCGAGTTAATTCAAGATGAACAACAAGGCATACCAACATCACACTACATCCTCCTATGAGCACAATATCAAACCCATACAAAAGCAAACGACTACCGGTTAAACGGCTCGCTTGCGATGTGGGAGAAGCAGATTGGAAGTGGCTACGTCAGATGATACCTGACGGGCCGCTGCAAGACATCATGCTATCACACCTTTTCCTGAACTTCATTCAGGACTTTAAGACAGAGCTAAACAACGAACAACTCACAACTCCACCTACAGACGAACATGGATTTACTACAGTCAAACACATTCTCTCACGAACTCTACGCAGACGTTCCAGTCCACCAGCTGCTTGATATGGACATCACAAAGCTTGGACCTAAAGAACTCAACGCTTATATCGAGAAGCTGGATTCTGTCAAGCACGCACCTGCAACGCGCAAAGCTGTTGCTCGCAAAGAAGCCAGAGCAATATCAAAAGGAACTACACATGAAACGATTGATCAGACCTTGGCGCACTTGTTTTGAGTTCTTCTTCTGCACAAGCGTAGTCATTATCAACAGTCAAGGAAAAGTAACTATCCAGATTCGTTATCCTTTTGGCTTACCGCCAAGGGACTATGAACCTAAGTGGAGTTACTACTCCGGTGACGACATCTATCGTTCAGTAAAATTCTCTACCCTCCCCACCATCAACACCATCATCTATGCAACAAATAATACTTCAGACAGATTACAAGCGCCCCGCGCCGGACTTAGCCAAACTTCGCAAGCTGTTCAAGTGGCGTGACGACGGCGATCTCGACCTGCACTTTGACTGGTCATCGCTTGAATGCTTCCTAAGCTGCAATCGCTCTGCGTTATACAAGCTCGTCCACTCCAAGACTTCCAAGGGTAAAGCTGCACTAACCTTCGGAGCAGCAATCCACGCAGCGCTGGAAGTTTATTACAAGCTCCACACCGATCCTGACAAAGCCAAAGTCTTACAGCTGTGCCGTCAAGCTATTGACAACGCTTTCGCTGAAGTGACCATCAGTTACTTTGACGAATACCGCACACCTGACTACGCTTACTCTTGCTTCCTGCAATACATCCAGCACTACGCACAAGAGTCTCTTACTCCCATCGTTACCGCTGACCGCCCGTTGATTGAGTTCTCATTCGCGTTCGACCTTGCAGAGATGAACATTCCAGCAAGTGTGTTCCACACCTACGGCTTGGGCATGCTTACCAACGAGCCAGAGAAAGAAGCTCAAGCTGTTGGTGACCTTCGCGTTCACGTCAAATGGACAGGCATCTGTGACCTTGTTGCTAACATCAACGGAGAGAACTGGCTCATCGACCATAAGACTACGTCAATCCTTTCCTCTGATTTCTTTGATGGCTTCAACCTCGCAATGCAACCAATCGGTTATGTCTACGCTGCAAACTTAGCATTCCCCGAACTGGACATCGCTGGCTTCATGGTGAACACCCTCGCCTGCCGCAAGCCAACAAAGACTGGCAAGGGCTTTGAAGCTCATCGTTCATTCCATCGCTACGAAGCATGGCAGTTCGATGAGTGGAAGTCAGACGCAACTAACCTAATCAGCGAGTTCGTCTACAACCTCACGTTAAACTCTTGGCCAAAGAAAACCACGTGGTGCATTGGCAAGTACGGCAAGTGTCCTTTCCTGGATGTCTGCTCTCTACCACCAGCTCACCGCATTCACCTCCTCGACTCCGATCAATACGTCAACAACACCTGGAAACCTGTATCTGCTTAACCTATGAAATCCTCCACTAACTTCACACCACGCCTCCCTCAATCCTTCCTGTTCATCGGCTCGCCCGGCTCAGGAAAAACAACCTTCGCACTCCAACTTCCAAAGGTCGGCATCATCGACTGCGATGACAATCTCGGTGGCTCAGTCCGCTACCTGCGCTCCATCAACAAGATCAAACCATTTCACTACGACACACCCCTCCGTGATGCGAATGACAAACCTGTCCCTCGTGAGCAGCAGTTCACACAGGTCTGCAAGATCCTCGACGAGATGGTTGCTTCACCAGAAGTCGAGACTATCATCATCGACTCACTCTCCTCCCTCGTCGAGATGCTCTTCGCCCACGTTCTCTCCCAGATGAAACGTCCGATCTCTCCCGACCTGCGCATCGCCGATAAGAAATTCGAGTATGAAGACTGGGCAGCTTTCGGCAATCTCCTCCGCAAGTTCATCTTCAACCTCAAAGCCTGTGGCAAACGCTTTGGTCTTACCGCTCACACCAACGTCGATCAGGACGAACTAACCAAGATCCTCTACCGCTTCATCAACTGCCCTGGCGCTGTTCGCAACCATCTCTCCGGCTGGTTCGAAGAAGCCTGGGAATTCTACATCTTTACTCAAGGCGTCCCACCTAACGAGAAAGCAATCCGCAAAATCCGCACAGTGCCAGACGCACGCTCAGTGAATCTCGGTCTCAAAACCTCCGCTGGCCTTGCTTCCACCCTCGACGCAGACGTAGATACAATCCTCTCCAAACTCAGCGCATGACCCGCACCTTCCTCGTAGCTATCGACCTCGACGACGATGCAGACCTAACCGCTGTATCTGAAGATATTCAATTCCTTCTATCAGACGAGGAATACAAAGTATCCTCAGTCCGTCCTTGGTCATCTCCAAACATACCGACCACCACTCTAGAACCATTCACCCTTCCAACCCTTCAAGTTCCACAATTATGAATCTCGATCAACATCCCTTGCCGCCAGGTTATTCTCTCATCACATCCAAACCAAACTGGAAGCCACTTCCTGAAGACACCATTATGCTCACTCCAATGGGCTGGGTATTACCTCTTGACGAATCTGTCTGCCACACCCATGACGGCCCATTCGCCACAAGAGACAGTGACTCCATCGACATCCTCGAAGAAGCATACGACCTCACCACAGTCTCCCGCCAAGGCGACTACGGTTGTCCCTCCGAATCTTTCTCTCGCATCGCTGCCTTCTGGACGACCTACCTCGACCACGAAATTTCCCCACAACAAGTCGCTCAGATGATGGCGCTACTCAAAATCTCTCGCTCCATCACTTCCCCCAAGCGTGACACTTTCGCAGACCAAGCAGGCTATACTCGCCTCGCCTATCTGCTAACCCCTGTGCCTCCTAGCGAGGCCTAAACCAAAACACAAACAAAAACAAACAAACACAAAAAACAATATGTCATTCCTCTCCCTCTCCCTCAACGACGTTGATACCTCCATGCCACTTCTCACCGAAGGCAAACATGAAGTCACCATCACCGAAGCTTCAGTCGTCGAAGCGAAGAACGCTCCAGGTTGCTACAACCTCAAGTTGTCTTTCTCCACGACTCAGCCTTCCACCGACAACAAAGGCAAACCGCTGAACGCAGGCTACAAGCTCACACGCTTCTATCCAGCTCCATCCGAACTGCGCGATCCAGAAAAGAACGACATGTTCAAGAAGTCTCTCTGCCTTCTTCAACTTGCCGTCTGCGGTCTCCCTAACACCGAAGAAGGTAAGTCCCAGCTTCCCCAATTCGACGAGAGCTTCATCGCTTCCATGATCGGTCGCTCGGTCATCGCTAACGTGAAGACCTCCAAAACCAAAGACGGAGACGACGACACCTACGGACCAAAATCCGAAGTTGCTTCCGTCTACTCCATCAACGGCTAAACCCCACACAGCGCTGGCAGACCGCTTTATAGTCTGCCACTTTCTTATGCCAACCGTCATTCACTCATTTGATGATTTTGTTCAAGAAGCTGCAAAGCTCCCTGATTTATCTAGAGCTCCTATATTTCATCTCGACCCTCTTGAAGCACACTTCTTTTCTGTCGCAGATAAACACGGTGTCATAGACGAAATACTCGATCCAGAAACAGAAATCTACTTTGACTAACATGAAATACCTCGACCTCGCCCAGCGTCTCGAAGACCTCGATTCCCGCATCGCTCGTAACGACAAAGAATCCTCCACCAACTCTGCCCGCATCAACAGCCTCGAAAATCAAATCGAGACTGCCAAGAAAAAACAACGCGCCCTCCGCACAGCTCGCCTTACTCTCCTCGACGAGAAAGAAACCACAACGCGTGAGTTCAAAGCACGCCTCGGTTAAGCTACTTAACCAACACTCTTGTCCCGTAGTGTCATCAACGGGGCACAATTTTTAACCAGTTAGTCAATTTAATCCTATATGTCAAAACTCAAAAAGCTCAAAGATGTAACTTACCTGCCAATCACTGATGTAGTTGTAGGCGCACGGTTAAGAAAAGATTCACCGAATGTCAAAGCTATGGTGGAGGAGATTGCTAGGTCAATCAAAGACATTGGCCCATTGCAGCCTTTGATCTTGGACGAGAAGAACAACTTAATCGACGGTGGCTGCCGCTTTGCTGCTTATAGTTTGCTTGGAGCAGATGAAGTTCCAATTGTTCGCCGGACTCGTGTATCAGCTGGTGCGAAGTTGGCTATGGAAGTTGAGGCTAACCTTCGCCGCAGTGACTTGACGTGGCAAGAGAAAGTCGAAGCTATTGCACGCTATCATGAGCTGAAAACACAAGGTGCAGAGGAAGAAGGTAGCGAGTGGTCTCAGCGTGCTACAGGTTCTTTGCTCAAGGTGTCCAACGCGCATGTGAGTAACTGCGTGCAGATGTGGCCTTTCCTCAAGAAGGGAGATCCAGAGATTTTGAAGTGTAGTTCTTTGCAAGAGGCGCAAGATGTATTGCTGGAACGCAAGAAAAAGATGGCTGTGCAACATGCGCTGGCTGTTACTGCTATGGCACAACCAGAAGTGTTGCAGCAAATCACAGAGAAGAAGACAAGTGCTGCTCCTGTAGTGTTTGCTTTGGGTAAGGGTGAAAGCCTTGTGCCAGTGCAAGTCAAAGCTGCTGCGGCTGAGGTTAGTATGAGTGTTGGTATGACTCCACCTAAAGTTGTCGATCTCTCCAAGCTTTTGTTTAACGATGATTGCACTGAGTGGATGCTGCGTGCTCCACGTGATTCTGTCGATGTCATTGTCACTGATATTCCATACGGCGTTGACATGGCTAACATGGAAGATATGAAAGGCATTGACATGATGAAAGCGACACATGAAGTCGAGGGCAATCTTGATCTGATGCCTAAGTTTATCAAAGGTGCATTCCATATCCTGCGCCCTAACTCTTACCTTATCTTCTTCTATGCTCTCCAGCATCATGAGAAGCTGCGTAACTGGGGTGAAGATGCAGGATTCAAGGTGCAAGACTGGCCGTTGCTGTGGCTCAAACCACACAGCTGTAAGAACAATGCGCCACAGTGCAACTGGACTAAGTCCTTTGAGCCTGTGATGATTATGAAGAAAGGTTCTCCAACGCTCAAGACGCCAATGACCAAATGCCACATGGAAGTTGACGGGATGCCAGACAAGAAGATGCAGTCAAATCCTTTTGCCAAGCCTCTGCATTTCCTCTCCGAAATGATCTTCAAGCCGCTAGGATTAGCTCCAGGTGCTATCTGTCTTGACCCTTTCTCCGGCGAAGGTTCAATCCTTAATGCAGCTATCCTTCATGGTCTGCAACCGATCGGTATCGAGCTAGACAAAGATCGTTTCCCTTCTCTTGTCGCTCGTGTCCAGCGCACCTACGCCAAAGCCTTCAACGCTAACTGCAAATTTATCCTACCAGAATATGAGAAGCAAGAACAAGTTTCCCTCCATTGATACTCCTCGGCGCTTAGCCATCGTAGCTACACAGCCTTCTTCCCTCGAAGGCGCAAGCTGGAATCTTCTCCAGTCTGCTTTGCAAATGCAGAATGCTACGCTGGCTAGTTGCTTTGTGGGGTATGTTAACTTGTTCAACACTACCGAAGAACAGATTGACTTCTCATCATTTGAGATTAAAGAAAGCCTAGAGGTTCTCAATGCAGACCTCAAGACTTTTAATCCTCATTGCATATTGTATCTTGGCGAACCAGCTTTGCAGTCACAACGCATCTATCATCCGATTCATTCGTATCGAGGCAGTCTTTACTCCAACGCCCAAGGCTTCAAAAGCCTCAGCACGTTTGATCCAAAGAAAGTGTTTCGTAACTGGGACTGGTCACCACTATTCATGTTTGATGTCAAACGTGCTGTAGAGCAGTCAGAGTTTCCTGAACTCAAACTTCCTAAGCGTCGTCTCCGCGCTATGATGACAGCTCAAGATTGCATCAACTCCCTGCGTGCAATTCCCAAAGGTCAGCTCATTGCAATCGACATCGAAGGTGGTATTCCTAACCCACAAGAAACTAAACCTGAATACCGTTTTCCTAACGGTGTGACTTGTATCTCCATTGCAACCACACCAGAAGACGCATTCATTGTTCCGCTCAAAGACTTCTCATCCTCTACCAAAGCCGAGGTTCTTCTCGCGCTGGCTGAAGTCTTATGCAGCAGAGACTATCCTAAAGTTCTACAAAACGGACTCTATGACTGGTTCTGCTTAGCCTGGCACTTCAAGCTCCCTGTCCGTAACATTGCATGGGACACAATGTTCTCTGGCTGGGAGATGTATCCTGAGCTTCCAAAAGGTCTAGGCACTCAGACATCGCTTTACACCCTCGAACCATTCTACAAGTTCGAGCGTAAGGTCGATGACGATATGACTCATTACACCTACTGCTGCAAGGACTCTGCTGTGACGCTTGAAATCCAACAAGCTCACGAAAAGCATTTCACCACTAGCCAGCGTGAGCACTTCGAGTTCAACATGTCAATCATGCCAGCTTTGCAGTTTATGATGCTTAAAGGTATCATCTACGATAAGCCAGCTTCCGATCAGCGCAAGGCAGAAATCCTATCTGAGATGCACGAGTTTCAAATCTCTTGCAATACTCTTGCAGGCCGAGAGATCAATCTCAACTCTCCTAAACAAATGTGTGATCTGCTTTACAAACAGTTTCGCTTTGAACCTGTTTACAAGAAAGAAGCAGGGCGCAAGACCAACAAGCTCACAGCTAACTCTGACGCTCTTCTCAAAACAATCGTCAAGCAAGGAGCTGACGCTCATCCGTTTCTGCTTAACGCTTTGTTGTGGAAGAAACTAGAAGGTGCGCGCAAGCAGCTTGAGATCACACTGGACTATGACAAACGTGTTCGTTGCTCTTACAACATTGTAGGCACAGACACCGGGCGTCTTTCCTGTCAAGGTTCCTCCACTGGTTCAGGTGACAACCTTCAAACTATTATGGAGGCTAACCGCAAGTTCTACAAACCAGACCCCGGCTACCTCTTCTTTCAGTGTGACTTATCTGGTGCTGACGGTTGGACAGTTGCAGTTCACTGTGCAGAGCTTGGCGACCCTACAATGCTAGATGACTACTACGCTGGACTCAAGCCAGCTAAGATCATTGCAGCAATGCAGTCTCATGGTGCCGCTATCAACAAGCTCTCCCGTCCCGAACTCAAAGCATTCTTCAAGTCTGCTGAGCTTGCTCCTGAAGTCTACGCCGCAGCCAAAGCCGTTCAGCACGGTTCTAACTACGGCATGAAACCACAGCGCATGTCAGAAAACATTCTCGAAAAATCTTTCAAGAAGTCCGATGACCATCGCATTGTCTGGATTCCTCCAACCCTTTGCGCCCAGCTCCAAGCCTACTATTTCATCCGCTACCCCGGTGTGAAGCGTTGGCAAAACTGGGTGGAAGCTGAGGTCAATCGCACCTCATCTCTTCCTTCAGCTTCTGGTCATACTCGTATCTTCTTTGGTCGTCCTCGTGACGAAGCAACCTACCGCCTAGCCTACGCACACGAACCACAGCAGAACACCACCTATGCCACTAACCTCGCAATGCGTGCTCTCTGGCGTGACCCAGAAAACCGCACATCTGACGGGTCGCTCATTATTCAACCACTTCACTCAGTCCACGATGCTTTGTGCGGTCAGTTCCCTATCGACAAAACTGAGTGGGCCGTAGAAAAAATCCGCTCTTACTTCCGCAATCCAATCCGCATCCGCAACACCGAGGTCACCATCCCATTCGAGGGCGGCGCTGGTGACTCCTGGTATCACACCAAAGAAGACAACGCACTCGTCCGTATATGATACATTACATAAACTACACTCCAGGTTCTCCAGCCTTTATCTCAGCGCATCCATGCCTGACACTAAAGACTCAAATCTCATCAACAGATCAAAACGTACTATCTCAAATCGTCTGTAAATTCAACGACTGGCGCAGCAAAAATACCCGCAACGACCAATACGCTTCTGTCCTCAACTCCATCGCATCCACACTCTTATGATCTCTTCCCAAGAAGCTACACTCATGAGGCTTCACCTCCTCACACAACTTCAAAACGATCCCTTCGTTGACATCAGACAAGAAAACGTAGACAAGATGTTCACCGACTCCGAGCACCTTGAACGCTGGGCTAAAGGTAATGACACTAAGTTTGAAAAATTCAACCGCCCAGACTTTCCAACCAAATACTCACACTGGATGCGCTTTCGCAAACTATGAAACCAATGCTCGCCCACAGGTTTAACGACCACAAATCAAAGCTACCTCCAACCTTCTTTGTCCAGCCAAAGCTCAATGGCATTCGCGCACTCTACAACAACTCTACCTTCCAATCTCGCGACGAAGTTATCTGGCATCCATCAGTCCTCGCACACCTCACTGCCCAACTCCAACTCCTCGCCCCACCCCACATTATCCTAGACGGCGAACTCTACCACCACGGTTGGTCTCTTCAAAAGATCAACAGTGCTGTCTCGGTTAACCGACTTACCCCACACAAAAACACACCAGACATTCAATACCATGTCTTTGATTTAGTTGATACGTCACAACCAAACTTACCATTCAGCTCCCGCGCTTGGATGTTAAACTCGTTGCTTGAGCGGACGATCTTGCACAACACTCCACACGTCAAGGTTGTTCCCACTATGGAGTGCACTATCCCTCTTGCTGAAGTTCAGTATGCTTTATACAAAGCTGCTGACTACGAGGGTCTTATGTATCGCCATCCCGACGCGCCTTATGGTTTGCTTCAGAATTGTGGTAACAAACAAAATCGTTGGGCCTGTCTTCTCAAGCGCAAAGACTGGATGGACGATGACTTTGAGATTACTGACTTTGAAACTACCACAGGCGACAAAGGATTCCGAGGCTTCAAGCTCACCTGCCGCGCGCAGAATGGTAACTACTTCCGCGTTGGCAGTGGCCTTGCCTCTGAAGAAGTAGATGAGTTTGAACACACACCTCCAATCGGCCGCAAAGCTAAAGTAAAGTATGAAATGCTATCTGACGATGGCACACCGTTAAAGCCAACTCTCGAAGCGATTATATGAACTTCCTTGACGACTACGCAATCTTCTCCTCCGGCGATGAAGCCCCACCAGACTTTCACTTCTGGGCTGGACTCTCCGCCTTATCCGCCTGCTGTGGACCAAACCTTTGGTTAGACATGGGTAAATACAACCTCCAACCTAACCTTTACATTATGCTTGTCGGACCTCCTGGCATTCGTAAATCCACAGCAAAAAACGTTGCGCAGTCAATCATTGCAGGGATTAAAAACATTCCGATGGTGCCATCTTCCATCACCAAGGAAGCATTTGTCAAAGAGCTCAGCCAAGAAAAGTCCCGTCACAAGATGGTCTATCAATGGCTAGGCAAGCCTCGCTCTTACACCAAGGCCGCCATCATGTCAGACGAGTTTGTCAATCTTGTCTCTCATGGTGGCGATCCTCTCGGTTACATCCAGCTTCTCACAGAAATCTATAACCCCACTCCAACCTTTGAAACCACAACAATCTCACGCGGCAAAACCGAAATGCCGTATCCATACATCTCGCTCCTCGGCTGCATCACACCAGAGCTAACCTCCAATCTCATCAACCAAGGCGCGCTCTCCGGCGGATTCTCTCGACGCACTCTTTACATCTATTGCAACCGCAATGGCAAACCTGTTCCGCGCCCTGTCCTCACCGACGATCAAGTTCACGCCAAAGATCGACTAATCCAGCGCGGTCGAATGATTCAATGTCTCAACGGTCCATTTAAGTTCTCCGACGCTGGTGATCGCTACTACACCAACTGGTATAACGAAAACTTCTATGGCCTCCAAGAAGCATCCACAACCGCTATTGCCAACTTCCTACAATCCAAAGCTGACCAAGTTCTCAAAGTTGCAATGCTGCGTCGTATAGCAGAGCACGATGATCTTATCCTTGACGTGCCAGAATTAGAGTTCGCTCGTCGCCATGTTGACCAAGCACAAACCCACATCAACACTGTCTTTGCCGCAGCAGGACGCAATCCACACGCTGCTACCATTGCAGGCATCCTCTCCTTTGTCAATCAGCGCACTACAGTCTCCCCACACTACGTCACCGAGAAACGCATCATCGGCAACTTCATCAAAGACGCTCCATCCCAGGTTATCACCGACATCCTCAAGTCGCTAGTAAACAGCGAACCCCCACAGCTACACCTCAAAGGTCTAACTGTAGGGGTCAACCACTTGCAAGTCTATACATCACCTGCAAACCTTCCATCCTTCCTCCGCACTACCGGAGCATCCAAGGGTCAGACTCCGCCCGGTAATCTTCTAGCATAGCTTGTCTCATCTGGCTTGCTGGACTCATTCCCATCTTTCTCATCACCGCTTGCTTCATTGCTTCCCTTTCAGCTTCCTGCGAAGCTGGCAACCTCACTCCCATTGACTTGGCTAATTGACTTAACCCAGCAGTCGTTTGTGGTGTTGCCACTTCTCGAATGTCTTTAGGGAATGTTTTTTGTTCCTCAAAGAGTTTAACCTTATTACCAATCGAACGAATTAAATCTTCTAATTGATCTGGTGTCTCAGCTAACTTCATTGCTTCTGTGCGAAGCTTTTGTTGAGCGGCTGAGCTACCTAAAGCTAGTGCATCTTGCACACGTCGAGCCGCGTGGGATATTTCCTGTGCGGCTTTTTCGTTTCTCTTTTGAGCGATGCGAGTGAATTCACGTTCCTTGCGGACTTGAGGAGAGTTAAACCCAAGCGCAGTGCCTAACGCATTTTCGTTGCGTAGTGGAAGTTCCTCATCAAGCGCCTTAGCAATAGACCGTAAACCTGTTGGACCTCCAGCTGAGAAGGCTTTTTGTAGATCACGCTCCTGGTAGAGAGACTTGCCAAGGTTCCACATGGAGTTCATTACACCTGCGGTTGGGCCGAACAGTGAGCTAGCACTGAAGCCGTCGTAGGCATTAAAGCCAAGCAGACCGCCGATTGCAAACCTACCGTGAAGGTCAGCTGGAATACCCATGCGTTCAGCCAGCGCTGTGCTGAGTCCATGGCTAGCTGCTTGCGATAACAATGGATCATTAGTCACACTGTCCAAGGCTTCATACATCTCACCACGAATATCATCACCTGTGAGTTCCTCTAGCAACGTTGTCAAAGCGCCAACCATAGGCATACCCATTACACCAGCTGCTGCAAACTGAGCTCCAAGCATTGTCTTGAACGCAGAACGTGCACGCTTGATTGCCTCCGGATTATCTTTAAAACCTGCATAGCTATCTGATTTATACCCATGACGGTAGTATGTTGCTAGCTGGCTAACCCATCCAGTCGTGTAACCTTGCAGCCCGTAGAATAGATGTCCAAGCACAGCGTTGTTCTTAAACGGAAACGCTTGACGGTCTGCTTTGCCACCGCTTTTATTCACAATAGTTTCAAACAGTCCGACTTTCTGCATAGCTTCCTCGTGGCTAAGCCCGATCTTACGATAAGAGCGATAGCCATTAAGCAAGCCCATGATGGCATTGTGACGAGTAAACAACCCGTAGAACTTCAAGCCTGTATTTGCATAAGCTGTAGCAGGTGAAGACACAGCCTGCAGCAATGACTGCTTTTGTCCAGACTCAGTGGCTTCAATCAACTTCTGTTGTTCAAACCCGACATCCGAATAAGCATAGTTCAACGGACTAGCATTGATTGCATGCTTCATCCTAAAGAGCATATCCTTTTCGTCTTTGTTCTGCCAGTCATCCCAGAGATGAACCTCTTCACCTTTGGCAAACTTCTTCATATTGCGTTTGTAGAAACTAACAAGGTCTTTGCTAGCTCCAAGCATAATGCCCAAAGCATCCTGAGTCTTCACACCGATGTATCTCATTTCAGCAAAGTGAGTCATCACTGGCTGCATAAGTTCTGCAATGTGACCTGGAATGTTGAACCCAATAAAGTAAGCTGCATTTGCTTTACTCAACTTGCTCAACCATTCATGGTTCTGCGTTTTAAAGTTTTCAAAACCTTGTGCAAATGTTTGCTTAGCGTCAAGATAATTATCCAGCTTAGGATTCTTCAATGCCACTCGAACATTCGAGTCCAGCGCCGCTCTGTTCGCAGCGTAGATCGCCTTGCTCATCCACAGCATGTCTTGCTCCAACACCATCAAATCTTCAACACCTTCAGCAAACCGTCTTTGCGCTTTAGTCGAAAACACACTTTGCGCATTCTCAGTTCGCTCAATCATTCCAACAAAGTCAATCTCTTTTTCAAGCTCAGCTTTGAACTCTTCTGGCACAGCCATTTCTTTCAATGCTAGCTTAACACGCTCCTCCATATCCTTAACCCGCACTTTCGTAGTCGAGTCAAAGACATCAGAACCTTTAGACTTAAAGTCTGTAATCCTAACACTTTGCGGTGTCCAGCCTTTAGCTCTCAGCTCAGCATCCATTCGTTCAGCTTCCTCAGCTGAGTTTGCCTGCATGTTCTTTGCAGTTTCCCCAGCTTTGATCCACTTAACTTTAATCGGTTGAAACCTACGCAAGCTACCAAAATTCGGATTCTTCTTATACTCAGCGTCTAAGAAACGAATCTTTTCACTCTGCGCCGCAATGTAATCACCAATCTGCTTTTGCACAATCGGATCGCCCAATGCTGCAATCTCAGCTGTCACTCCAGCGTCATCACCGTTCTGCGCCATCTTCATCACTCTCTCAGACCAAAGCTTGGACTTCTCAAACTGCCCACCAAAGTCTGCATAGCTACTTTCAAACAATAGCTCATGCAACTTATTAGCCTGCGTTTCCCACTCCTTGCTCACAATCACACCTTGCACAATTGGATTCGCTTTCTCAGCTCTTCTTACAAAGTACTCCGCGACAGCTTGCTGAGCTTCAGGCTTGAACATCCCAAACTTACCACGAAGTTCTGGTGTCATTCCTTGAACATTAAACTGCAAGCTCCCGTCAGCTCCCCTTGTAACCAAACTCTGATTCAGCATCTGCATCTCAAGGTTAATTTGACTTGCCAACTTATGCAGTTCAGGGCTATTCCTAATCCTCATCCAGCTTCCGTCTTTAGTCACACTCAATCCTGTATGTCCATACTTACCCATACCAAGTGAAGAGAAAACCTGCGCTGTCAAATCTGCATTCAACGGACTAAAGTCTTTCATCTTCATAAACGGATCTTGCAATCCATCATACGTCGCCGCAAGACTTCCCATCCTCATCACAGTATTGTCAAACAGATAACTCAGCTTCTCTTTCCACTTTCCTGCACCACTGCTGCCATACTTACCTTTAGCATACATCACATCCACTTTATCAACCACATCGCTTTGCCGAAGATTCGCCAGTTCAGCAAGATCAGAAAGATTCCTCTCCGCATTTCTCGCTCCTCTCCTCACAGCGTCAAACACTTCCTTAACCTTCTGTGCCTGCCTCACCTGCTTCACATCTCCACCAAACTTACCATACATCCGAGCGGCACCGACAACACCCTGTGTCATCCTTGCTACCCAGTCAAACATATCACGAACAACCCTAGGTAGCATCGTGTAAAACTTCGTAGGATTACTAGGCTTGTTGAGTCCAGCAGCATAAGCGCCAAACACATTTGCCATCACCTCCTCCACATCCACCTCACCCTTTTCATTGCGAATGTTCTTCAACACGTCGCCAACTCCAGGTAAAGCTTTCCACTCCTTCCCTAACCACACATCACTCAACACATCCACAAAAGTCTCAGCCTCATGTGGGTTAAGCGCCTTAGCCCAGGACTCGAAGTCTGAGGTTAAACGCTGTGCTTCTGGACCAAAGGAGCCGGAGCGAGCTTTGGAGAAGAGCACGTGAGAGTTTTCGTGAGTGAGTAGAGAGGTTTGTTGAAGAATTAGATTGCGGCCTTTGAGGGCGGAAGGTGAGAAGAAGATGTCGCGAGTGCGTGTTGCGGCGGCTGCGTAGGTTTGGGAAACGTTGGCACGAGCGAAGAGAGAAGACAAGCGCTCGGATGGAGCGGTGATGTCGTAGACTCGTGCGGTGGCGTTAGTTTTGGGAGTGCCGGAAAGAGTGCGGAAGACTGGGGAGCCTTCCGGATCACTAAAAGGGTCTTCTCCTTCCTGATAGGCGTTCTTATGCACTCCAAAATCTTCCACCGTTCCTTCCCCAACTAGCTTCTTCATGATTGAAGGCATGGTGGTGTCGTAGGCTAGGCGCATACCGCCTTCTTGTTGAGGACGACTAGTGACAATGGGCTCTGGCAGATCAATAAACTCTGGGGTTAAAGGTTGGTCTTTACTGACAACAACAGGACCTTCACCAAGGTCGACCTCCCAATCACCATCAGCATCTACTCGGTTAAATTTAATCCTGTCTGGATACTTCTTAACTCCTTGTTCTACCGTAAGATTATAAACTTGTTGAGTAGCCTGATCATGCCTCTCCGTCATCATCGCGGTTTCCCCATCACTCACTGCAACCTTGGAAATCCCTTGTTTCTGGGCTTCTTTGATGACAGATTTGAGGATGAGGTTTTGGTGGATGGGGAGTAATATATGCGGCTCTATGGTTCCAGCCTTTTGTAATCTATTAAAAAGAACGTCGCGCTGAGCGTAAAGCTCCATCAATCTACTTTGAATAGGCTTAAGTTTTGGATCAAATGCACTAAGCTCACTAGACTGCGCATTAAGTGTATCAATTTCTTTACCTAACTGCTCATACTCCACACGCGCTTTAGGGTCTTTCACTCCATATTTTTGAGCTTGTTGCCCCCACCGACTCTGCGCTTCTCCCACAAACATTACCTTCTCTCCCGTCACTGGGTGTGGAACGATTTGAACCATTGCCCAGCCAAGGGTGTTGGGAAGGTTTTCGTGGAGGTTGTCGGGGCGCCAAAGCGGCTTACGTGCATCTCCGGCAGCATTTAACTGAGCGCTTGTTTCGTTCCCTGTAAGTTTACCTATAGGTAACACCACATCCACCCGCAACACTGGATACTTTTTCGTGTCGAATGGGGAGATTTGGTTGTAGTAGGAGGTTGCTTTGGGGCCATCGCTCGCCATTTTAGGCATATCGCCTAGCTCCAAAAAACGATCCAATTTTGTAGCAAACTCCACGTTACTACCGCCAGAAAGCTCAGCTTTAACTTCTTGCGAAGTCATTCTACCTTCAAGGTAACTAGTCAAGATCTTTTTAACTGGAGCAGAAAGATTATCTACCCAGTCGTGGGTCATTTTATCGAGCTCCAGTTTAGCTTCAGTTGGTTGCCCATCCTGCCCATACGTCACCACCTTTACTTGCTCACCAGCTTTCTGCAAACTATCCCACAGCTGCACCACATTTACACGATCACCCGCGAAAGCTTCTGGTGCAATCTGTTTGTAAAACTCAATCTCGCCATCTTGCAAAACGCCAAACTGTCCGCCAGCTACCTTGAACTCTTGTAGACTCAACGTGCCATCTTTGCGCGGTGTTACAGCTCCTTTGCCTGGGCGAAGAAGTTTTCCATCTTTAACTTCAGCCATGCCAAAGTCAAAGCCACCGCCAGCAGCAGCACGAGCAAATAACAAGTTATCTTGCTTCTCACCCAACTTCCCATAACGCACTTCAGGAGAGTAAAACATCTCCACCGCATTGGCAAAATGCTCCCTCAGCTGCTGCGATTCTTCTGGACTGAAACCTTCACTGCGCAGAAGCGTGTCGCTCCAATCATTCAGCGACATCATAGATTGAGCCGCAGAGTAAGCTAAAGGATTTTCATTTACACCGGAGCGTGCAAATTTCATTCCAACAATATTTTCAACGGGTGGTTTACCGTCTTTCTTCCATTGTTGGTAAATTAACCAAGCTTTATTTTGAAGCAAAGCATCCATATTCTTTAACTCTTCAACGACTCCAGCTTTTTGTAAGTTTGGAGTTTCTTTCTTCATCATCGAATGAACAAAGTTAAAAAACTCAGTATATTCAACCTTTAGTTGACCTTTAGAGTTGAAGATGGAAGGTGTTTCAAATTTCTTTAACTCTTCAATTAATTCCTGAATAATTGGAAGTTTCTGATTCTTCTCATCAAGAAGAATTCGTAAAGTATCTTTTCCAAGCCCTCGATCCAAGATGCGCAAAGCCCACTCAGAAATAGTATTATTCTTTAATTCAGGCAGACTCAATTGATTCCGTAATTCATCAAGCTGACTAAAGTCAACTGTTGTAATTTGTTCACTTGGCACAGAAGCCATAGCTTCAACAGCCTCATCATTTTGATCAGCAGCTTTGCCTTTTCCAATCTGATCTTTCACATAAGCTACCTTCACTTGATTTAGCTTTGTCCGAATCGTTTCAACTGCTCTGTCTCCAGGAAGCCCTTTGTCAAAAGTCAGACGAACTTGATTGTCTACTTCAGCCATGAGCTTAGAATAAACATTCTGATCAGCCTCGTCAACTTCACTAATCATCGCCTGCAGCTTTGTATAAAAGTCTACAGTAGTAGGGTTTTCAGACGCTAATCCATCTGCAATCCTTTTCTCACTTTTCTCAATTCTTTCCAGCGTAGCTTTAGCCAAGCCTGGAGGTCTTCCACGTGGCTTTCCTGGAGTTTTAGCAAGTATCGCATCCTGAGCTTTCTGCCCTTCTACTGCATCCAAAGCTCCATCTACCTTTGTCAGCTGTTCCTGATTAACTTCAGTAGTAGCTTCCTTTACAGTCTTTCCTTCCTTCACCTTCTTCTCCACCTTAGCCTTCACTTCCACATCACTTAGCGGCCTCCTCCCAGTCGCCCACAAAGCCATACTTACAAAAGCACGATCGTCCGCAAACTTAGTTCCTTTACCTTGCAGCACCTTTTCCACTTCCTCGGCAACCTCCTTAAAAGGACCAGCCATAAGCGAGTCTCTCTTCCCGGCAGCTAACTGATGCATTGAGTAAATCACTTGCTGCCCGCGCTCACTCACTTTGCCATCCAGAGCACTTTTGTAATCTTTAAACAATCTTTCCCCTGCACTCTTCTGCATCAGACTTTCTGGCAACGTCAACTCATCAATCGCCACACCAAGTAAATCTTCCACTCCACCAACCACTTTCATTTGATCCATCCGAGACTTCTTAATAGCATCAAGCTCTTTCAGCTTTAACTGAAATCTCTCAATCCTCTCTTTTGCCTCAGGAGCAAGCACATTCAGATTACTTGAGTCTTTCAACACATCATCAAGCTCCATTCCTGCCACTAGCGGCTCCCTTTCCTGCAATCCCTTCCAGTCATTCTCCAACAACACTCTCTCTTGACTCATCCCATCGTCAAAGTCCTTGTTTATCTTAGTTAGCCGACGCTCACCGAGAAGTTGTGCTGCAATGTCAAAACCAGCTGCGCGCTCTGTGCGAGTCTTTTCAGCTGGGCTAAGAGAAGAAATAAGTGACTCAAACTCAAAAGCACGTTGTTCGCTAGGTGTGCGGACAGGACCTGCGTCTGGTGGCAGAATTGTGCGGCCAGTGTTGATAATTTTTGTACCAACAAAGTCATCAATGTTTAACGGAGCAAAGGCTAAGTTGCCAAGGAGGTTAGAGAAAAGATACTCTTTATTAAAGACTGCATCAGTGCCTTGAGCTGCAACATCAAGACCAAGACCAGTGGCTTGCCCAGCTAGCTCAGCTCCAGCAAAGCGAACAATCTTATCAGGAAGTTGATCAATAACAAGGTCAGCTGTTTTTGTGCCGATTGGTAAAAAGCTAGCTGCGTCATCGGTAAGGTCACGGATTACTTCACGACCACCTGTGACGCCGAGTTTTTGAAACGCAGGTGACTTAGCTGCTGCTTGAAGTGCAGCATTGCCACCAAGGTTCATAGCTTTGCCAACAACCATCGGAGCAGCTCCAGCAATAGCAGTCTGCCACATCGAGCCTGTCTGGTCAAATGTGTCTGCGGCGCTGAGACCAAAAGAAAGCGCAGGGCCAACGACTGGAATGGCCATTGCCCCTACGTTAGCAATTTGCCGTGGAAGTGAACGTCCAACTTGCTCACCCACAGTGCGGTCAACTCCAACTAACTCTGCTAAGTTCCCAGACCATTCCCCGAGAGTCTCATCTGGAGTAATAGCAGCAATGCCTTCATTGAGACTTTGATTCGCTGTGCGAATTAAGTTTTCCCAAGGGCTAGCGTTACCAATGCGAGCCATTTCTGGATCGCCGGTAGAACGAGCACCAAGCCGAGCAAACTCTTCAAGAGAAAGGTTTGCAGCGGCTGGATTGTTTGCTTTAGTTTGCTCAAAAAGAGACTTGATTTCGGGGAAGGTCATAGGAAGTTAGTAACAAGATTAAAATGGAATTGGGAATCCGTTGTATGAAGGACGCATAACTTGCATTATGTCTTCACCGTATTTGTCTTTTGCTCGGTTGGTTTTTAAAAGTCCACGATCACGAAGACTTTTAATCGTAGCTGCGTCACCTGCAAGGCGAGTGTTAGCATCAGGATAAGTTGGCTGATTGCCAAACATAGCAGGAAGTGCAGATTGCCCATTTTGAGCTAGCGTTGGTATTATTGTGAAAGGATTAAAAACCTGCATTAACCTTGCAGCCATATCATCGCCACGACCAGCAATACGACGTATATTGGTTGCTTCTTCCTGCGGCAGAGGAGTGTAATCCCAAGCAGATTGATTCATCCAGTCAGGTGGTCCAGCTTGTTCAGGAAACGGTCCAAGCACTTCATCATAGTTTAATGGACCTGCGATTGGCTCAGGAGGCCCAGCTAAAGGAGCAGGCGGACCCATCATCATGTCAAATGATTGATTAAAACCAGAATCCATGCTTGGCTGGGTAGGCGGAGTAGCCCGAGCAGCACTTGGCGCATTGTTAAAAAGAATTGGTTCAGCTAACTTTTTACCATCAATCTCTGTCTGCGCAGTAATCATTGGTCGAGGTCTCACAGTAGAAGAACCAGTGCCATAACGACCATCAAGACTTGCAGTAAAACCACCACCAGGAAGAGCTGTCTTCACCATGTCACTCCGAGTCGCCATAGGATCACCAGCAGGCTGCTTTGGAAAGATCATATTCATTGCTTCCTGATTCTTTTTCGCCACATCAACAGCGTTACGCGAAATTGCAGGATTCACATTTGCCATGCTTCCAGCATCTAACTCCTGCTTACGACGAGCATATGCTGCATCTTTCTCAGGCGTCTTTTTAAAGAACTCCTGAAACTCTCTTGACGCACCGCCGTTTAGCCAGCCGCTAGGATCGTTGGTCACAACGCTTGATCGAGGCTGCATGATCTCACGAATCAAGGCAAGATCATTCACCTCATTACTACCACCAATAGGCTGACCAGGATTACTCGTAGGCGCACCTGTCTGAGCGTCATAAAACACATTCCTACGACGACCAGTAGGCTGAGCGCCACGACCAGAAATAGTGTTTCCAGCTGCCCACCAAGGAGTCTGCTGTGGTTGCTGTGGTTGATTGGTTGCCTCAGGGAAAATCATCCTGAAAGCTTTTTCTTGCGGAGTTGCCATAGTTAGTTATTTGTTTGGATTGACGTATTGTTGGAATTCATCTACTGGACGCTGATAAGTTTTTCCTGTCATTGTTTCAAGGTTAAGCATCAAAGCATCACGCTCTGGGCCTGGAGGCATCGTCATTGTTTTTTGCAGATAGTCAAGAATCTGTGGATCCATCATAGCTTGATTCTTTGCAGTCTGTTGACCCATCAAAGCCTCACGCTGTATCTTTGCTAGCTCCACAGCCTGCGCCATTTCAGCCTCAGCAAGTCCACGAGCTTGAGATAGTTTCTCTTGCTCTCTAGTATCTTGCATCTTTGACTGCTCAAGATCAAAATTGTATTTTCTTTCAGCTTGTTCTTGTGCAGCCATAAACTGCTTCTCTTGCTGACTTAACTCTTGTTCCTTAAACCGCTGTCCCATCCTTGCTTGCCGCCTGCTCATCAGCATTTCATTATTCATCTGATCTCGAGCTAGCTGAAGTCTTTCACTCTGATTTCTGCCTTCTCGTAGCATCTGCAAAAGTTGCATTGCCATCTGTGCTTGCGCTTGTTGTTGTTCTCGTTTCATTATTATGTAGTCTTCACACTGATTGTTTCCTTAGACCGTTGCACCAGTATCTTAACCGTACTCAAAGAGTCTTTAGCTCCTCGATATATTCTTGGAGCTTTTTTAAAGATCTCCTCAAACTTACCCGTTTTCGATACCTGAATAAAGTTTTGATTTTCCTGTGTTGCTTCCATTAACTGGAGGATAAATTGTTACCTTCTCTCTAACCCACATTCCATTCACCTGCTTTTGCGAATCCCGCAAAACAAACGGTGCCCAGTCAGTAAAGTTAGTTGCTGGATAGTGAATGTCAACTCGCATACCTATTTGATTATTAAAGTAAAACACTGCACGTGTAGAGCTTGACCTATAAGGCGCAGTGATCTTTATATCTGGATGCAAGCAATCTTTTACAAAATCACCCAAATCATCAGTAATTGGCTTCCGATGTCTCATTGCCTTAGCTTCCCAAGGCACTGCATTCTGAAACCTCTCAACTTTAATCAACGACTCAACCTCTGCCGACGGCTTAGTAAAAAACTTATTTTCATTATTGTCTACCAAAGTCGAACTTGAAACAACTTCAACAATCGACAACACTTCCCGCTTTCTCACCACTGTCGGCCAACGGTAAAACTCATTGTCCATGTAACTTTCAAAAGGCACATCAGCTTGTGCCGCACTCTTCAGCTTACCAAACACAAAAGCACGTCTACCAGGAGAAGCCGACATCGTGTCAACAAACACATAATCCTTCCACTCTTGGTCAATTTCCCTATCACGCTGACCCAACTCCCAATCACTCCACTTAGTTCCAGCCACCGGCAGATTAGACGGCAGCACCAAATTGTCATCCAGCGTAAACACAAAAGCGCTCTCGCTGGGGTCCATTGTTGGAATAGTCTGAAAGGTAGCAGCCATAGTTAATAAGTCGGTGCATTGTTAGCCATCCCAGTCACAATCTCACGAGGGAAAAAGAAAGGTCCATCAGCAGTTGTAAACTTCCAATAAGAAACTTTAATCTCCAAAAATCTCGGAGCCGTCTCCTGCAAAATGTCATCCTTAAATATATCTGGCTGTGTCGTATCCGTCGCATCTTTAGGGCGCATAATCAACGCGTCACCTGACGTATTACGATAAAACGGAGCAGTCGCATCTGGACTCATCGACCAGCCTGGACCAAACTTAGGTTCAGCTGAGCTAGTCGTCGAAGGATACTGCAACGTATTCCTCCACACACCATCATACACCACCGTCGCCACGCCATCATTCACCACCAACTCCACATCTGTTACACCATCCAACTGGTGCACACGTCCATCACTTGTCGAAACATAATAAGTAGCCATAAGTTTTAGTAAAATTCAATTGCTCCACCTGCCATTTTCATATCTTCATCCTGACGAATCAGCAGCTCTAAAGCCGCCTCAGCTTCTTTAACCGGAGGTGGCAGATTTCCCTCCTTATTCCCAACAAAAGCCTGGCTAAGTCTATTCGCCTCAACCATGCTTCTCAAAATCAAAAATTCCTCTGCATTCTCCGTCCACCAGTCACTATAAGAGCTAGTGTCAATCGCGCCAACCTCTGTCTGCACACTGCTAACAAGATTAGAACTAATAGGAAAACTGCTAGGATGTGAATACAAAGTCACAATCACGTTAATAGGTTCAAACCCAAATGTGACCTTAACACTATCACTTGTCAGCTCGCAGTCCCAATTAAACTGATCAAAACCAGTCTTAACATTTTCTTTTGTAAACGAGCTAGCAACAAGTGGAAGCGATGGTCCAGTCACAAAATAAGGCGATCCTACAGTCGTCATGGACGATCCATTATTCGCAGCATCCAAAATTAACGTAGCTTTCTGAAACCTACTAGCATTGCTAATATCCAATTTCAGCCAACTTTCATCCGCCCTTGCGCCATAGATACTAGTCGGCAACGTAATACTCCACCGTCCACTAGCTCCACTATTCCAATTCGGCCACCACTTATACCCATCCACCACCACAATCTTTGTATCAGTCGGCGCAGGATACAGCTCAAACCACTTACCTCTCGACACAGCGTAAGGTTGCATCAGCAAAGGATGATGCACAGTATTCGTCCGATCCTGCCTCTCATTCCTTTCATCCCACCACACCCCATCATACTCCTTACTAGACTCAAGCCGATACTTCACACCCTGATCAATGATTTTCATCACTCGATCTTCCACCACCGTCTCATCAGCCACATTAGCACTACCACGCAGCCACCAATGCTTCCCTTCTTTCATCTTCTCTGTCCCACCATCAAACCACGTCGGGCTATCCAGCAAAACTTTATTAGATGAATTGACCGAGAAGTAACCTTTCTGCCTGCACACATTCCAGTTATGCCTCTTCTCCGCATACTTCCTCGCATTATTCATAGCCAGCAACACCAGATTTACATCCGTGCCCTGAATATCAAACTTTGCAACGGTCTTTTGCAGATACGAAGCTACAACACTTTGAATTTCTGATACAGTCATACTCAATTACTTCTCGGTTAAGTTACTTATTCCACATTATGCGTGGCCCTTCATCCCGAGCTTGCCGACAGCGGGTGATTTACCAGAGAAACGGACAAGAGTATTCTTGCCTGTTTGATTGGTTTCACGAGCTGTGCCGGTAAGCATTGCGGTTTGGTCGACGTGCTTGCCTTTTGGTGGCATAGAGTCGTAGGAGGTCATTAGGTTTTTAGGCATATTTTTGTTTGGTTTACGCTGCGGTTGAGCCTGTGATTGTCAGGCGGAAGGTTCCGGAGATGGTAGCAGGTTCATGTCGCTTAGTGTCATCACTTTGATTAAGGTTAGCGAATAGGATCTTGCTTCCGTCGTAGGAAGGAACTGCGACAACAATCACGGAGTCGTCAGCTTTAATTGCATTGGTGCACGAGACAATCTTTTGAAAGCCAAGTGTTGATGCGTCGATTGTTTCAGCGGTGTTACCCTGTCCGGTAAGCACAAGAGTCAACTGCTTTGTGGCAAGTTGAACTCCTGTACCTGGCTGTTTCCAGCCTCGGAGCACGGTGACAGCACTACTAAGTAGGTCTGCCATATAGGTTAGATGGTGATTCCGGTGAGGTTTTTGATATACATGTGGTTCTCAGGGAAGTTAATTTCGTAACCACCTTCTGTGAGCCAGCTGTCTTTACGACCGTCAAAGTCGTTATCTTGACGTCCGGTAAGGAACTCTGTGTCAGAGTCCAGAAGAGGACGCCATTTGAAGCAAGGCAGGTCAACGATGTAGGCATCATTGCGGAACGTTGCGTCCTGAGTAAGCAGCGGATGGGATTTAAACACCAGCGTGCCGTAGATCGTCTCAAGGCGATACATCTGAGTTTGGCCAAATGTGTCGGTCTTGGGGTTGAGATCGCGCAGGATGAGAGACTGGTTACGAGCGTACTGCTGAACAGCGCGCAGGAAACCACTGCCGCACACGCAAAGCTTCTCAAAGGAAGTTTCGGAGGTGTAGCGGAAGGCGTTCTCAAGGATAGACTCAAACTGATCCATCGTCACGGTGCCTTGGATGTCCAAGATGCGCTTGTCATCAGAGGCGTTCCAGGCAGAAGCCGAGATGTCAGCACCACCTGGGCGATAGTCAGCAATACCGGAGTTAGCGGTGTTGCCAACTTCCCATTGACGAAGGAAGTATTCGAGACCGCCAGTGAAGCGCTCAGGAACAGTGTCACCATCTTCATTGGTCGTGTTGCGGGTCAGGCGAGTTCCACGAAGAGTAGTCATTTCCATTGCCTTCATGTGGCGCAGGCCAACTTTCTTCATCTTGTCCTGCCACACGCCAGCGGAGTCATAACGAACACCTTGTTTCAGAGCTGAGCGGGTAATGTGAATACCATGCTTCAGGATCTGAGTGTAGTTGCTGATCTCAATTGGGAACGTGTAGTTGCTGGACTTAGACTTGGTGCCTTCAGCAGCGGCCTTCGAGGTGAAGTAAACCGTAATGCTGTTAGCGTCGGTGTCGTTAGACACAGATGTTACAGCTTCCAGTGCGCGGAACTTCAGCGTGTTGGCGTTAGCATCGACAGCGGTCACAACACCGCGGACGTTGAGCGAAGCAGAAGCTGCTCCGTTAGGAACATTGCGAATCCAGATCACGTCCTGGACAGCAAAGACAGAAGCGTCAGCAACAAACAGACCGTACTCGGTGTTTGCAGCAACGTTAAAGCCAGCGGCTGCCTGAGAAGTGGTCAAGGCTGCGTTTGTGAATGGACCAGCACCACCAGAGCCAAGGCTGCCGGAAGTAACTGTGGTTGACTTGATCACAGTGTCGCGCTCTTCCCACCAACCGAATTCGGTTTTGTCAGTCTCTTCGTCAGGGAGGAGACTCAGGAAGTAGGTCAGCGGAGCTGGACCCTGTGGATATTGATAAAGAACACGACGACGTGTCTTTTCACTGATATAGCTCGCGTGGGAGCTGCTTGTATGAAGGCCGAAGACTGGCATATTTTATTGTTTTCTGTTTGTTTGTTTTTTGTTTCTTAACCAACTGGATAAACTGAATCCATCAGACCACGAGCGCCACTACGACCCTGTTGTCTTCCGGAGCTACGACCACCACCTCCAGAGCGTGGTGCCGCAAAACTCATTCCTTGCTTGCCTTTAAGGCTAAAATTTGGATCAATCTGGCGAATGATGTCCCTCGCCGTCCGACCAACTGTTCTTAACGCGTCGCTTGGACTAGCAGGATTGTAACCTTGCTGTTGCAGCACACGCAGTGCTTGTTTAACCACATGACCCTTCCCGCGCAACGCAGGAAATTTACGAGTCACACCGCCAACAAAGCTTTCTTCTCTTTGGCTCTGAATTGCCTCCTGCACCGCAGCAAGCTTTGGATTGAGTTCCCCAACCCGACCGTCGATCGCAAGACCTGCAGCACGCAGCAAATAGTCCGCCTGCTGATTCATCAGAGCTTGCATTGTTTCCAGCGCTTTCTCTGGCGCTATATCAGGATCACGCAAAGACTTAATCAAATCGACAGTGAACTGAGGTTTACCCAGTTGCTTTTCGATATCTTCCCGTGAAAGTTGTGGTTTCTGCTGTTCAAAAGCAGGTTTCAGACCGCGAGTAATCGCATCGGCTAACTGATTGTGATCGAAGACAGGAGTAGTAGACTTGCGAGAACCAGCAGCTTTACCACTCGGCTCATCATCATCGTCATCAAAATCGTCATCGTCGTCATCATCATCATCACCTTCAAGGTCTTTGATGTCAATGATTTCGTCTCCGTCATCATCATAACCACCGCCATCGCCGTAATCACCAGCGGGTGCGCGTAGTCCAAAGTTAGCCCATTGTAGTCTTTTCATCGTTTTGTCTTTCTTGTTTTGTTTGTATTTTAGCCTGGATCAACTCCTTTAGAACACCAAAAGAGTCCAGATTTTTCATGCGCTGAGCTATCATACCCAGCATTTGCTCTCGAGCAAAAAAGCTTTTCACATCCTCAGGAAGCATCGTCGTCGCCACATTGGTCAGGCTCAAAACTTCTTCCTCTTCATTCTCTGACCACACCCTATACAGGGAGCTGCGGCGGAATTGATCCACCTCCAGGGATAGGTTGTGGAGGGCCTCCAAGCTCAGCTTGTCCAGGCAGTCCTCCGATATTGTTAATAGGTTGTTCATCGCGTTTAAATTGATCTAAGTTTTTAACTCCCCTAAGCTCCTGAATCCTCATAATCATCTTCACCACATCCAAGTTCGTAGCCGCCAGCATCTCAGGATTACCCATCAAAGCAATCACCAGCTCCTGAAGACTCTGAGCAAGGAACCCTTTCTCGCTCTGACTCGTAGCGTCAAACACAAAAAAGTCTTCATTACCCACAAGCTCCCACCAGTTATCCTTATGGAACTTCTCCCAAGCCTCCAACGTCTCATCACTCTCCTCGCCCACAATCTTATGGAACGTCTCTTCACTCATCCACTGCCTTGCATTGTTAAGAATCACTCGACCCATAGGCCCAAGCGCCATCTCCCAAATATTAGACCCGATCAGCTTCAACCGACTCCCACCACCAGCTGCCACGTTCCTAGCCTCCGTAGCGCTTCTCCTTCCACTAGCAAAATTCCCCATTGCATTCTCCGTCACCCCACTCACCGTCTGCATCACTCGCATCAACTCCTGTGCATCCTGCACATGCGTCACAGTCGGATCAGTCGTCCTTAACTGCTGAATGAAGTTCTGCACACCACCCATAGCCGGAGCACTCTTCTTCAACCGAATGAACGGACTCCGCGTCATCAAATCTTCCACCTCAATGAACTGAGGATGAACCACCAGCTGCTTCTCAATGTTGTTCTTAACAGCCTCAATCCTCGAGTTCATCAACCACGTCACAGTATCCTGCAACTTGTCAATCACACCACTTAAGCTATCGCAAGGTCGCGCATGCAAATCAGAACTGAGCATCCCAGCAAAATATGTAAAACGCATATTCGCATCTTCCATCTTCTCCGCCCTCACAATCCTCTTATCATTCGCTAGCTCAAGCACCCACAGCTCCTCCTCATCACTCTCGCTCAGCTTATACTCACTTGGCACCAGCTTCCGCTGCACAGTGGTCACAGCCACCATAAAGTTATCCTCACTCTTACCAGTATCCTTCGACGGATCAAAGCCTTCCAGCCTTGTCTCACCTCGCTCCTCATACTCCCGAGTTGACATCCGCTCCACATGCTCAGCACCAAACACACCATTCCGGCGCTTCAGCTCCCTCACATGCATCACAGTCTCATCTGCCACAAACTCTCCCTCTTCCCACCGCATCAACGGCAGCCTCGTATCAGGATACCAGTTATACGGACTAACATTATACACCTTCGTCCCCTCACACACCGTCACTTCAATCTCTTGGTTAACTGGGTTAACCGACAGCTCATCAGCCATGGAGGTTGGTGAGAAGAACGAGATGATGGAAGCAGACTCGGGAGAGGCTTCGACTTTGATCGTGCGGTATTCCCAGGAGGTTTTGAAGACTCCAAGGGAGAAGCGTGCAACGTCTAGGTTGAAAGCGTAGATTTTGGAGTAAAGGCGGTTAGTGCGAACCTCGCGCTCAAGGATTGCTTCGTTGGTTTCTTTCAGGTCGTAGTCTTCAGAGCCAGAGGCTTCGACTTCAAAGAGCGTTGGATTCTGGGCGAAGAGAGAAGTGATGAAGGTTGCAAAGGTGTTGACCTGAGCGTAGGAAAGTGGGATGATCTGCTTGGCTGGCTCGCGCTTTTTCTTTGCACGAACGTCCTTGGCATCTTCGTCAGATTGCTGTTGGTAGATTTCAAGAGCATGATCCCAGTCGGCGTAGAATCTACCCATGTATGTGCGACTGCGTTTGAGATCGCGCACGCATTCTTGAAGGAGAGATTGGAGATCCTCGTCTTGTTCCTCTTGGGAGAGACGATCGGTTAGGTCTTTAGTCATGTTAAAGGATGCCTAGTTTGTTCAGAAGTGCTTGAACTAAAGCCATTTGTTCTTCTTGGGATTTAGCTTTTTTGGCTCCTGATTGATCGTAAATAAAGCTTGCTTCTTTTGCAGCCTGCTCTGATGGGATGATTGGAGCAATGGGTGTTTCTCCAGATCCACGCCGCATATTGTTAACAAAGTTATCATCTTCGCCAAATACATATGCTGAACGAGCAGGAGCTAATCCCATCATGCGGTTAATGGCAAGTAAAATGTCTGCTTGAGATGCTTGTCCTTCTCTAGCTTCCTTTCGGACAGGCATAGGGGACATAACATTTTTTCCAAGATCTACGCCTTCGTATCTAGGGCTGTTAAGTTGATAAAATTGAGGTTCCATATTGTTATGCTGCTTCTTTTTCAAACCAAGCCTTGCCTTGCTTCGGCACATCCAGCTTGCCAGTGTATTCGTATTCGGAGAAACTCCACGAGTCGGACTTCTCAGGGCTGACGTAAGTCAAGCCAGAAAGGACAAGGCGGTAGAGGTTTTCCATCATGTGGTCGTTTTTGTCTCGTGGTTTGTTCTCTTTTGCTGGATCCCAGATGTAAGAGTCAAACTCGTAAAGGGTCTCTTGAAGATTAGTGCAGAAGTGTAAAGAGGAGGTTGGATCAGTCTTTGCCAGCGCATTCTGAACAGCTTGAATACCATGTGTCAGCTCTTTGGATGCGGGCACCACAGGGACCCCCCTTTGGTAGAACGAGTCAGCCCAACACGCCCCAGTGATTGGGTCTTGGTTGAACGCAGATCGATCTATCATAATCACCTGTGGCACCCGCCCTTTCAGCATGGAGATCACGACATCAACAAGATCGTCCATCATCACATGCTGAAAATATTCCCGATAAAAGAAAGTTTGTCCAGTAGGCGCAGTCGCAGCAAACAAAACAGCATGAGGTGTTTTTGGATGCGGATCAATCGCGACGCGAATTGTATAATCTTCTGGCGGTTCATCGAAGTCTTTCCACCCTTTTGGCAGCTCATGATAAACATGTCTGAGTGTGTCAAACTGAGGATACACAACACCCTGCATTGTCTTCGGCCTACCGTTGATACGAGCCTCACGTTCTTCAGGTGTCAACTGATCTGCAAAGCGCTGAATAGCTTCCTTGCTCAACGTAGAGTTATCATGGCTAGTGCCAGTGAGGATCCACTTCTTGCCTGGAAACTCATAGCCATCAGGAAACTCTTCGCGAAGTCTCGTGCGGGGAACAAAGAGTTCATTGATCCACTGCTCTGCAATAGGAGTGCAAGTGAACCAAGCTGAGCCATCATTGTCAATCAATCCACGAGAGTTAGCAATCCACATCGCTTTTGGACAAGGCTCATCAATATGAATCCAATCCCAGTGACCAGACTCCTGACCCATCGGGTTAGCCTTAAACGACTTCACCGTATCAATGTAAATGTAAGAAATCCCACCCCAGATACTCTTGACTTGCACACAATCAATTTCACCAGCCTGATTCTTGTGAATGCCATGAAAGCTAGACTTAGGCAAGAATTTAAATATCTTCCCCATGGCCTCACCAGGTTCCTGGCTCGTGTAAATTTCCCTCGCCTTGTCCCAGTCAGCCACAATAATCAAACCTTTTGTACTCCGCTTGGGCAAACCTTCATACCGCAACGGATCATCCTTCGATACCCACGGACGCTCGCCAATCGCCCACGAGCAATCTTCAGCTGTGCCACACGTTGACTTACCAAACCGATTTCCTGTGCGAAGGTAACGAAGCTTTGCCCAGTGAGCCGCGTGAAAGCTCTCCTGTTTGGAGTGTGGAACATAAAACGCCAGTCCATTCTCACGCTTGAGCGCAGCCGCCTTCCGCAGCTTCACTAGCTCTTGCATTTTTGGATCTCTCGCTGGCGTCATAGAAAGGGTCAAATCAACTTGTTCACATCATAATTAACAGTAGGCATCTTAGCGCGAAGTTCTGCAAGCGTCTTGCCAAACGTCACCTGGAAGTGTGGGGTCTCTTGAAAGCTCTTCCAATTACCTGCCCACTCAATCCCATGCTTAGCTGCAACCTTGCCGATTTGCCGATAAAAGACGTCAGCCACAGCTGGCTTAGCTTCGTCTAGATAAGAACCATTTCCAGCTTGAAACAATCCAAGGTCAATAGCCAAGCCGTAGTTGTGCCAGCTAGACCCAGGCCTTGCTTTAGTAACAATCTTTCCAGGCTTAGTGCGACCACTTGCATACAGTGCAGCCTGAGCTGCCCACGACCGCAAGCCAGAAATCACCTCAACCTTAACACCCTGCTTTACCATAAGCGCCTCAACCTCAGTAAGGAAAGGCTCAAACTTTGCCAGTGCCTTCTTATTAAGTGACCCTAAGTTTTCAACAGTGCGTTTAGTTCTCATAGCATCTTTCTTTTCTCTTGTTCTGCTGCACGATCACAAGCTATAAACAATGCGATTAAGCTAAAAGCTCCCACCGATATTAAAGCAAAGATAACGCCTAAAATAATAGCAAGAATACTCATAGGAGATTGGAGCTAGGGCAGGACTTGCACCCGACTGTAGGCTACGATTTAGAAGGTCGCTCCTTTCCTAGCGTTGAAATTACAGACCAGTTTTATCGCCATCCTTAGCTGCAATAAGGCCAAGGCTAACAGCAAGTGCTGTCACCTGATGTGCAATCGGTGCGTATTGTGGGAACATTACAGGCACCACAACGGATGCAACGCCAAAGAATCCAGCCAGACTTGTTTTCCAGTTTTTGAAGATGTTTTTTTTCATATTACTTGCGTAGGTTTTTGATTGCTGAAATGCAGCCTAATACACCAGCCAAAGTTCCGACTGCCAAAGAACTCAGCTTTAACCATACCTCAATCTCAGCCAGACTCGCTACTGTGCTCATAAAAGCAAGCAGTGATCCGACAAAAGGCGTGATGTGGCTATCGTTCATACTAATTAGAGTCTAGATGTTGAGCCAGTGCAAAAACTTCATCAATCTCAGATTCAGTCTTGCCAATAGCAGCAGCCACCAAGGCAACCTTCGGATGATTTCTTGCCACAGTGAGCGCATACTCTAAATCGTTTTGCACGCTGAACCGTTCGTTAAGATCTTCAATGCTGGCAACAAAGGCATTGATTTGAAGCACTAATTCACGTCCACAAGCCTCGCGAAAGCTTCGCATGGAAACGATTATAGATTTTGTTTTTTCGGCACTCCAAAGCTCTTGCGCTTCTTCTCTAGAAGCATCTAGTTCCTCTTGTGTAGGCATTGGCAGGCCATCATCAAACGTCACAATGTCGTCCACCATGACGAAGGGACGATTGGGCCAGATAAGTCTCAGGTGATCGGAAAGCGTCATGGTTTAAATTCGGAATAGTTGAAGGGTTGCGCCAGCGGAAACCGTGACGGAGTTTGCTCCTCCAGTTTCAGCCGCAAAACGAATGGCAAACGTTCCTGTGGCAGTAGCCACAAATCGGCCTGAAATCGTCCACCTTGAAATGAGAGGCAAGGTTGGGCTAATTGTTGCAGTGACTTTTGTATCGTAAGCTGTAACTGCGCCGTTTGTTAAACTGCCTGCTGCGTTTGTAGCAATACTTATTTGTCCGTTAATTGACGATGCCGTTGGCCCATTGATAGCCATTGACATTCCCTCACCTGAAACACTTCCGCCATATAAACCTGTCGCGAAGAATCCGTAAGTGCCAGTTGCCCCTACTGTTGCCGTCAACAAATCGGCCAACGTAGTCGATGAGCTTGTGGAGTCTGAAGATGTGGCATTATAAACAGCGGAAGATCCGCCAGCAGCCCACTTCACGCCGCTGGCTTCTGCGCTGTCCACCGTCAAGACATGACCGTTAGTGCCTCCCACAGCCACGCGGATGTTGTCAGCGCCGTTGTGGACGATGAGGTCGCCTTTGGTCGTCGTTGGTGCCAGCGCATCAAAGGCTGCGGTTTTAGCCGTTTGGCCTGTGCCGCCGTTGGCGATGGCGGTGGTGGGTAGCGCCGAGTAAATCAAGTCGCCTGATGTTGCAACCCCTGTGACGAATTGCCCCGGACTACCTGAACTGGAGTAAACTCCGCCCAAGTTTGTCGTTAAGGGGCCGGGGATGGTAGCGGCGTTAATGTTTGTTAACTGACTTCCATCTGCTTCAGCCAACCTCGATATAGCATCAGCACCAGCGGTAGAAATTGAAAAACTAAAATCAGTCGGGAGTGAGCTACCGTTACCTGGAGCCGCTCCAGCCGTAAGATTAGTTACCGTAAAACTCCCACTATACGAAGGAATCGCAGAAAACGCCGCCGACTGAGAAGAGAGCGCTATAATGAAAGCCGCTTCCACGTCAGTTGGGCTAGATCCATCACTAACAGCTACGACCTGCAACCTCCCGGGAGATGGTGCTGATGGAGCAGACCCACCTCCATCCACTGTGAACCAAAAGCGACAAACTTCAGTGCCGTCGTCAATATCGACATACTCACCAGCCCAGCTATTTGTTGCTGAATTCTGCACCGACACCACAACAACCTGCGCTACAGCGGCTATGATTTCACTAACCCCAAGAGCGACTCTGGCTGCTGGTGCTGTCGTGCTACCAGTCCCACCATTCGCCACACTAACTGGCAAATCAACTCCACTACCGCCACCACCACTTCCAGGAGTATCAAGAATAATCATAAGTTACCACCTCCCACAGTTGATGTTTACAGCTCCACCTGAGTTCTGCCAAACAAACCATTCAGCATTCACCAGAAAGCTATCACCACCTGAGTTCTGCACCACCAAACTCGCAGGAGCCGTCGCACCACCGGCCGGAGGCAGGTAAAACTCAGCCGCATCAGCAGCCGCGCCACACCTCATCCTCAATCCAGTCGTCGTATTAAAGTTTTGAAACCACACAGCGTGGCAGAACACAGCCTCAACCTTCTCCAGCACCTTTGTGCTTGCATTATTTGGAACAGCTACAGTCATAAATTTCTTTGTGGTTTAAGTTAATTAGCCCACCTGCGGAGCGGATTGTGTCATGCCCAGTTCTTTTCGGAGAGATTCGATTTCCTCGTCTTCGCGTTGTTTAGGGCGGGAGGAGTTGGAGTGGACTACGTTTTGTGAAGGGCGTCCGAGGGTGCGGTCTAGGATTTCTTTTGCTGCCTGGAGACGGACTGTCTCGGAAGAAGCGGAGTGAAGGAGAGTTTGAAGGACGAGGATTGCGTCAGCGCTCGCAGAGTGGAGCTGGGAGAGTTCGTAGGAACCTGCAACACGGTCAATGGAGGCGGAGGAAAGTTGCTCGCGGGCCTCAGGGGTGGTCAGGTAGGATTGGATTTCTCTAACTGGGCGGTTGAGCGAGCGGGAGATCTCGTAGAGAGACTGGCCGGAGGCAGAAAGTAGGACAGCACTGCGGTGCCAAGGGAGGGCGATGGAGGTGAGGACGGTGGGAGCGGGTGAGGCTTCATCGTCTAGGAGGGCGACCGCAGGCTGTCGGGAAGGAGTGAGGATAAGGGGTTCACTCATGGCTTGGTTAAGAGCACTGTGAGGTTATCGCGGGAAGTCACGATGACAATTTTGGGCTGTTTAGGTGTGATCGTGGGGCGCATGGGGTAAGGTAGCAAGGGGAAGGGAAAAGGAAAGCGGGATTTATTATTTTTTCTTAGGGCAGTGGACACCATGACGGATAAGCTACCCGCCCAAGCGCCCGCCCGCCCCTAGCAAGCCCGCCTTGCCCCTTTCCTTCGCGTTTTAGCCCCCTTTACCGCCCGCCCGCTATCATCACCCTAACCCAAAACAGCCCCTTTATTTCGCCTTATTGCGACCCCGTCTCAACACCCTCCTCAACTCCTCCTTCCTCCTCTCGTTTAACCTACTTATCCCACAGCCTTCGGTTTGAGTTAGCTTTTTTTTTGGTTAGGGTTACTCCGCGCGTGGTAGAGGGATATATTAACACCCCCACACCCCGGCTGGGTAGGGAACCCCTTTTAGCTTATAGGTGAGGGGGGGCGGGAAGCACTCCGGGGGCTCGGGGCCAAGCGCAAGGTGCGCTATGATCTTTGACACGATAGAAAGCAGGTTATTGTTCTACGTAGAACATTAGCGTGCAATCAGGTACTTTACGGCAATTCGTGGAGTATCTGATACACACGTTAAAGGAAACACTATGATCAAAATCAAAGCAAACAATGGCGGTAATACTTATGGCTATCTTATCTCAGAAGTTCAATGGATGGAAGTCGCAAAGACTGTCTTTCTTGAGACTCAAAAAGAGCAGTCCGAAAAAGTAAAAGAGCCGTTAAAGATGGGCGGCGCGATTAGCCAGTTTTTGCACGCCTATGGCGTGACAGGAGAGCAAGATGAAAAGAGTGTCCTAGCAGGGAACGCTAGCGCCTTTCCAGCCAACGGAGGAGAGTTTGAATCCGCTGATTGGCTAACGGCTTGGAATCACTCTGAAGGCCGTTCGGCAGGACTTGCGACAAGACAAGCCACTTGGGATAGAAAGGCCGCCGACCTTAGAGGGGGCGGACTTAAGCCGGAAGACTTTATCGGCAAGCGCCCAGAGGCCAAAGCATAAAGCCGCCTAGTGAAAGAGGTTGTGGGGTAAGCTAATTATCCCACAGCCTCATTTTTGCGTTCCTGAAAAAGGTATCCGCTTGGTAGTAGTGGGTCCAGCCCAACTGATGTGGAAGCGGCTTTCATTATAGCTCTTTCTTCTCAGTCGGCGGCGTTTTCTGTGACTCCTTCGTATAGTGGGAGTTTTACGGTAACTAATCTTACGCCGGGAGCGGCTCCAGGTAACGGTAGCTCACTCCCGACTGATTTTAATTTTTCAATTTCTACTGCTGGTGCTGATGCTATATCGAGATTGGCTGAAGCAGATGGAAGTCAGTTAACAAACATTAATGCCGCCAGCATCCCTGGCCCCTCAACGACAAACTTGGGCGGAGTTTACTCCAGTTCAGGTAGTCCTGGGCAATTCGTCACCGGGGTCGGAACATCAGGCGATTTGGTTTACTCGGCGCTACCCACCACCGCCATCGCCAACGGCGGCACAGGCCAAACGGCTAAAACCGCTGCCTTCGACGCCTTGGCACCAACGACGACCAAAGGCGACCTTATTGTTCACAATGGCACTGATAATATCAGAGTGGCTGTGGGAGGCACTAACGGTCATGTCTTGACGGTGGACAGCGCAGAAGCCAGCGGCGTGAAGTGGGCTGCTGGCGGA